TGAACTCATTAAATTCATTAAATTCATTTAACTTTATAGCAGGTGGGATAATTACAAATTTGGTTAGTACAAAATTAGGACTTCCAAATGATCCAGTTTCTATAATGATTAGTACAACAACTATTTCGAATTTATTAGGATATATAAATGATACAGCTTGTAAATCTAGATATTTACAAGATTTATCTAGTAATTTATTTGGAATAAAACGTATATTAGGACTTGCTAAGTATTCAATTGTAATTAATCAGGAATCAATATTTTATCAAAAAATAATTTCATATCTTTTAACAAATTATAAACATAAATTAATTCAGGATAGTATAGAACATAATTATAATATAGATTCAGATATAACGAATATTCATTTTATGAACAGTACTATTATTGAAGAATATGATGGTTCAAAGATATCAATTGCATTAAATTATAGTACCAAAGATATATTAGTTCAATCTAGCACTCTTGATGTTTATAGACTAAAAAAATATGTTCAATCTATTGTCTCAAAAAATACATCATCAACTTACCTAAATCTATTTTTACCTACAATTATTCATGAAACAGGACCTAGTAAGAAAAGATCAAGAACAGAAGAAACAAATCAGAATGATTCTTCATCTGAATTAACAAATACAATTGTTCGATGGAAAAATTTACGTGTGCATACAAATAAAAATTTGGCAAATACAATTCTATCTACACAAGTACAGACTGAACTTGTTGATGATTTAAACAACTTTATTGCTAGTGAGGAATATTATAATACCAAAGGTATACCATATAAGCGAGGATACTTACTTCATGGTCCACCTGGTACTGGTAAAACATCTATTATCAAATCATTTGCAAGTACATATGGTTTTGATATTTATATTATTAATATGGAAAATATTAAAACTCCAGAAGATATTGTTCAGATTTTTAGAGGGTTTGATTCAGCACACTCTTATCATATTATATGTTTTGAAGATATTGATCGTTGCCCAATGTTAAAAAAACCTAATAGTTATTATGATTCTGAAACAACTGCAAATTCAAATATTGGAATTAGAACATTTTTAAATGAATTAGATGGAATAGTAGAAGGAAATAAACGTATTACAGTATTTACTGCAAATTCAACAAGTGTACTTGATTCAATTGAAGCATTATGTAGACCAGGTCGTATTGATAAAAAAATAGAAGTTGGATTTTGTGATGCTGAACAGTTAATAAGAATCTATCTACATTATACTCAATTGGAACAAGAGCAGACAGAATTTATTATAACTCAAGAAGAAATTATAACTAAAAAAATTACTCCAGCACATGCAGTTAAGATTATTTTGTCAAATCCTCTTATTACTCTAGATGAATTTAAAATCAAACTAAATATTGGTTCTAATTCTAGTAATCTTATAACTCCAGAAGATGAAATTACTAATACTAATACATCTACATTAAATAATAGATCTTCTAGAAGATCTCGACGTGGTCAAGTATCCGATAAAAGATCTTTTACTAAGCTTGTGGATATGATTAGAAAAGAAAAAGATATATTAAATGAACTTGTCGAAACAATATCAGTCGCAGGTACTACTAAAGAAATAAAAGAAAAGGTTCCTCATATTCTATGGGGTCGTCAAACCAGAGTCAAATCTATTAACAAAATTCTAGAAACATGTAAAAGAAGATTTAGAACAGAAGAAGACGCTGAAGAATAATTAATATTTAATTTTTATTAAATTAAAATTATTAAATATATATTTTAATATTATAAATATCCAAATGAATAATACACAAATACTTATTATTATTTTATGTATTTTTATACTGCATTATTTTTACAGTATGTATACAGATAGTTCTAACAGTTACTCTTCAAGTAATTCTAATTCAGACATAGACTCTGATAGTTCATCTACAAGTTCTAATAATTATATTGAAGATTTTGAAGATAATCCAGTAACTAGTATTGGTGGATTAGTTTTATGGTTAGATGCAAATGATAGTAAAACATTACAATTAAATGAATCTAATGTTATTTCTTGGGAAGATAAATCCCCATTAGAACTTACTGCAATTCAATTAAATCAATCAGCATCAGCACCAATATATAATAGCACAGGGTTAAATAATTTACCAACTGTATCATTTTCTACAACAAAAGGAAATAATGGTTTTGTTGTACCAATACCTCCAAATACATTTGGAAGTACAACAAGCCCAAATACAAAAACATTTATTGTTTTTGTTGTATCACAAAGAGTTGGTCCACCATCTCAGTACGAGACAATAATTGGTAGAACTGTCAGAAATATACCAGCACCTTTTGATATGTATAATTCAACTAGAGTATTTGGAAATCAAAATATGTATACATTTGTTAAAAGTCCATATGATCAAAATTCTAATACTAACTTAAATATTAATGTATTTAGTATTATTGACACAACATATACAGAATATTTAAATAATAGTATAATATTAACACAAGATGTTTCACAAATGATGTTAAATGATGATGCATCATTATTTGGAATTGGTACTCGAACTGATAATGTTACTGGTTTTAATGGTAATATTTCAGAAGTAATTGTATATAATAGTAAATTAACTCGAGATCAAATTTCAAGCATCAATAATTATTTGGCAGTAAAATGGACTTCGAAACCATCTAGTTCCCCTACATTTACACCTGTTGCAGCATCAGCACCTTCAGATTATCCTGTAGTACCTTTTGTTCCAGTTTTATCACCATCACCATCATCTGCTCCAGAAATAGTACCTGTTCATCCAGACATAGATCAAGTAAAATCATGTAATAAAAAGATAGTTACAGATTTTAAATATTCAAGTATTGGTTATATTAATGATAAAATTAATTTTTTACCATATTATATAAAAGAAGTGGCTAATCTTGATGAAGCAATTACTATTGCTCAAGAAAAGGCAGCTACTGTATTTCAATTAACTTCAACAAATAAATTATATATTGGATACTATTATAATAGTAATAGTAATAAAATTAAAAAAGATAAAAAAGATAAAAAAGATATTTCTGAATTGTATGCAATTAAAGTTACTCCAGAACAAAAACCATTAACTACAGCAACAGAACATCGATATAAAATTTTTACAAAATATTCTAAACCACCTAGAAATATTAATAATTTTTTCTTAGAAAAATCTGTGGGAAAAGTTAAAACAGATGCAGAAGCTAGAGAGTTAGCAAATAAATATGGTGCAACTGCATTTTGGATTGATAGTGATGGAAAATTATATATTACATATAATTTTAATGTATTATTATTTAAACAAACAAATGATGAAAAATCAAACAAAGTTCCATTTAATCAAATTTATTATGTTAGTTGTTTATTTAATAAAAAAAATAAAGCTATAAAAGATATTGAAGATAATAGTTTAGAATAGAAAAAGTATTAATTTTTATTAAATTAAAATTATTAATTATATATTTCAATATTATAAATATAAACATGAATAATACACAGATACTTATTATTATTTTATGTATTTTTATACTGCATTATTTTTACAGTATGTATGCAGATAGTTCTAACAGTAAATCTAAAACAGACTCAGACTCAGACTCAGCCACAGATAGTTCTAAAAGTTACTCTTCAACTGATTCTTCATTTACAAGTTCTAATAATTATATTGAAAATTTTGAAGTAAATAATCCAGTAACTAGTATTGATGGTTTAGTTTTATGGTTAGATGCAAAAGATAGTAAAACAATAGAATTAAATGAATCCAAAGTTATTTCTTGGGAAGATAAATCCCCATTAGAACTTACTCCAATTCAATTAAATCATTCAGCACCACTACCAATATATAATAGCACAGGATTAAATAATTTACCAACTGTTTCATTTTCTACAACAACAACAGTAAATAATGGATTTGTTGTACCAATACCCGCAAATGCACTTGTAGGAACAACAGCTACAACTACAAATACAAATACAAGTACAAATACATATAAATTTACTATTTTTGTTGTAGCACAAAGATTTGGTAAATTAATTAATCCTGTAATATTATATACTTCTACTAATAATTTATTTTTTGGTATTGGTACTCAATTTGATAATATTAATATTTCAGAAGTAATTGTGTATAATATTAAATCAACACCATTAACACCAGAACAAACTTTAAGTATCAATAATTATTTGAATGCAAAATGGGCACCAAAACCAGATATTACATCTGGACCTAGTTCTGGGCCTGGCTCTGGATCTAGTTCTAGATCTGGCTCTGGATCTAGTTCTGGATCTGGATCTGGTTCTGCGCCTAGTTCTGGATCTGCGCCTAGTTCTGGTTCTAGACCTAGTTCTGGTTCAGACTCGGATCCAGGAACTTATGCTAAATTTACACCTGCACCTGCCCCAGTAGTACCTTTTATGCCAAATTTATCAATAGCACCATCACCTGACCCAGATATAGTACCTGTTCATCCAGAAATAGATAAAGTAACATCATGTAATAGAAAGATAGTTACAGATTTTAAATATTCAAGTATTGGTTATATTAATGATAAAATTAATTTTTTACCATATAATATGGGAGAAGTAGCTAATCTTGAACAAGCAATTACTATTGCTCAACAAAAGGCAGCTACTGTATTCCAATTAACTTCAAAAAATCTACTATATATTGGATACTATTATAATAGTAATAGTAATAAAATTAAAAAAGATAGAAAAGATAAAAAAGATTTTTCTGAATTATATGCAATTATAAAACCAAAATTACTAAGTACACCAACAGTACATCCATATAAAATTTTTACAAATTATTCTAAAATACCTAAAATACCTAAAGATATTGATAATTTTTTCTTAAAAGAAAAATCTGTAGGAAAAGTTTCAACAGATGCAGAAGCTAGAAAGTTGGCAAATGAATATGGTGCAACAGCATTTTGGGTTGATGATGATGGAGATTTATATATTACATATAATTTTAATGCATTATTATTTAAACAAACAAATGATCAAAAATCAAGAACAGAGCCATATAATCAAATTTATTATGTTAGTTGTTTATTTAATAATAAACATAGATCTATAAAAGATATTGAAGATAATGCTGATTAGAATAGAAAAAGTTGAAATTATTTTATATTTACAAGTTGAATTATAAATATCAAATAATTAATATGGAAAAGATTGAAGTTCAAAAAAAAATTACAGATTTTTATCAATCTATTAAATCAGATAAAAATAAATTATACAAATCCAATCCTATTATTCGAGGTTACAATCCAGAAACAAATGATAATCATTGTTTAGTTTGTGGAATATCAATGGGTCCAAATAACCCAAGACAACTTTGTGGTAAAACTTGGTGTCCAAATGAGTGAGATTTTAGATAAAAGAAAATTAATTTAATTTATTTGCCAAGTCAATTAACAATTTTAATTTTTTAATAGATTCAATAGATTTTTCATCTAGAGTTGATTGAATCTCTCGAGCTATATCAGGATTGGTTGCAATTAACTTTGTAACTATTGTTTGTGCTTCTCTAATAATAGTAGATGATAAATCTACTCGAAAATCGAGAATTTCATCAAACATTTCTTTACATTTATCAGGCAATTTTGCTGGACAAATTTTAAATATATCTTTTAAAGTTAAAAAGGTTTCAGATAAAACACCATCTTCTGTTTTAGATCCTTTGCATATTCTCCCCCCTACTATAAATTTAGTTCCTCTTGATTGAATTAATGACAAGGAATATATTAGTTCAGATATACAATCTTTTGTATACTTGGGATCTAATAATCTAATAGCTGTATCAGCACCAATTATATAAGTACATTCTTGAAAAATTTCTGTTTTTTGTAAATATAATGGAGTTGATGTAACTGCAATGCCTATATTTTTTAATACATGAATCTTTAATTGATCTGATATTTGATTAATTCTCTCTTCAATCTGAACTTTAGTTAAACCACCTTTATCTGCATTAAGACCGATTTCTAAAATGATTGGTGGATGATCTTCAGAAGAAAAACCGAGATGATTAATTGATTCGATAATTAGTTGAACATGTCCAATAGTTAATGGATTAAAAGATCCTGGAAAAATGATCGAGTCTGTAATTTTAATATCAGTAAAAACAGTAAATTTATTATTTGAAGTAGAGTTATTTGAAGGAATAAATAGTGCAAATTTCTTTTTCCCTTCAAGCACTTCATCTATTGGGTTATCCAATGTATGAACTGTCTTTATAATTTGTTCTTCTTCAAATAAATATTCACTTTCTGGTACTTCAGATTCTAAATCAGTTGCATCTGCTAAAATTTTGTTTAATATAACATCTGCAATAACTTTATCTTCATCTTCTCTTGATCTTTTGCCTTTGGACAAAATAAAATCATATTGAACACATTCTGGAGACAATTCATTGTTTGTTTTTTTATAAAAAGCATGCATTCTATGATCTCCCTTTTTAATAGTTTTTGACATGATTGCTGACGTTGTACCGATACCAATAAAATTACATGTTGTCAAAGAATCAAGATTTTTTGTTTCTTCTAAATATGTACTTATAGTATCAGAATATGCTGCTTCAGTTAATGCTAATCCAACTTCTTTATTACAATAACCATTAGTGTCTCCTAAAAAAGGTTTAATGACTCTATCAGTTACTGTAGTAGCATAAGGCAATCTAGCTTCTACAATACAATTACTAGCACCTGGTACACCAGTAAGTACACCTATCGCAGGCGTACCACCACCAGTAGTATATAAATTTAACTTATGACTAGTTGATACCGAGTTATAAACTCTATCAAGTAAATTATTAGTTCTCTGTCCTTTAGATAACATGATTACGTATTTTTTCTAAACATTTGTTCGGTAAATCTAAAAATAAATATTTCAATTATTTTTTTAGATTTGTTGTCTAATAAAAATATTATATTTTTCTATTATATATATATGGATCACTCAGAAGAATATTATAAAATGAAATATTTAAAATATAAATCTAAATATTTTGAACTTAAAAATAATTTAGAAGGTGGAGAAGGAGAAGTAATGATGGCCGGTTTAACAGCTATTGGAAGAGCTGGGCAAGGTACCGGTAGAGCTTTAAAATATGTAGGAAAAAGTCTTCTTGGATCTCTTGGATTTAGAATAACTCCAAAAGAAGAAAGGGCTAAAATTGGAAAAATTATTAAAGATAATCAATTAACTGAAGGTGTTACAAAAGATGAATATGGAAGATACGATGTAAGATCTTTTTTAGACAATTTGTACAAAAAAATTGTAGAAGAAAATAAAAAAACTCCGAAAAATCAAAAGAAGATAGATGATTTAAATTATGTTTATGGAAAACATTATATGTGTAAAGGAATAACGACATTTGAAGTATATGATCAAAAAGATTGTTTTCCATAAACCAACCAACCAACCAAATAAACAATTTTTTATTAGATAAGAATACTTAATAAAAAATTGAAAAAAAATATTTATACTTAATTTATATCATAGTTACCACTCATACTATAAAATGAATACTATTACTGAAAATCCACCATTTAAAATTCGTAGAACTTGTCTTTGTACAAGACGTGGGGAATGCTCTTGTAGATCGCCTCCTTATGCTGACTCATACAAGTTCTCACAAGGAGCTAATGAAGATAATACAATGTACCCCAAGAATCCTAGACAAATGTCTGGATATGCTAGTTTTAGAACTGGTTACAAAGGAGAAAATACAAACAAAGTCCTCTTTTTTGGAATTCATTTCATTCTAAGATTTATTACTTACAAGTGGACTCAAGAAGATGTTGAAGATCTAATGGATCACATGTCTACTTTTGGTATTCAAGCTACTACACATCCATTTCCCTATGAACTTTTTATGAAGTTTGTTAATGAGAACAATGGATATTTCCCAATTCATCTTGCAATGCTACCCGAAGGGTCTGTTGTCTATGCAGGTACTCCTGTTTATCAGATTACTGGTAATGGTGAATATTCTAGATTAGTTACCTATCTTGAAACTATTCTTAGCCATCTTTGGTATTCATCTACAATTGCGACATATTCTAGATTAGTTAAAGATGATATCGAAAAAGCATATGACCAAAGTGTCGATGACGCAGATAGGTTTACTTTGGATTCAAGATTACATGATTTTGGATTTAGAGGTGCGGCCTGTGTTGAGCAATCAATTATTGGCGGTATTTCTCATCTTGTAAATTTTGCAGGATCAGATACTATTTCTGCTACAAAATATATTCAACAAAGGCTAAATGATGGCGAACCTTATGCATGTTCTATTCCAGCGACAGAACATTCTGTTATGACTTCTCATAAAACGGAAGAAGAAGCAGTTGCCCGAGCTATTGAATTATATAAATCAACTGTATTTGCAACTGTCGCAGATTCGTATGATTATACAAAATTCTTTGAAAACATATTTTCAAAATATATCTCTCAAGTAGAAGAAGCTGGAGGTTGTTGGGCAGTTCGTCCAGATAGTGGTGATCCATCTGAAGCAGTGTTATTTGGATTGAATGAAATGAAGAAATATGCCAAACACACTATTAATTCCAAGGGCTATATTAAGTTTTCAAACTGCTCTATTGTTCAAGGTGATGGTCTTGATCGTAAAGCAATCCAAAAGATTCTTAAATTAGTTACTGATAATGGTTTCTCAGCAAGTAATGTTGTATTTGGTATGGGTGGTGGCCTTTTACAAAAAGGTAAAGATAGAGGTACCATGGATTTTTCTACCAAGCTATCACATATTATTTACGAAGATGGGACAGAAAAAGATGTAATGAAAGCTCCAACTGGTGATAGTATCAAGATTTCACTACCAGGAAGAATTGATGTGTGTTTGAATGAGCATGGTTTACCTCAAACATATCCAGAAAGTGTTGCTCGTGAGCTTGGTCTTACAAGTTTATTTGTGACTGTTTGGAATTCAGGACCTGTTGGTTATGAAACACCAAAGTTTACAGATATTGTTAAAAGAGCAGATGATCAATGGCATCAAGTTCCAGAAGGTGGTGAACCATTAGCTGGATCTATGAAGATTAAGAGCAAGCAAGTCTTAGAACAAATTAGAAACCCATAAAGAATAATATTTTCATTTGACTTATTTTATTGCAAATTAATTTGCATATATATATATATATATACCAACCAACCAACCAACTCATCAATAAAAAATTGAATTAATTTTAAATTAATTTTATAACATTCTATAATATTCTATAACAAATGGGCAATACAGTTTCACAACAAGAACTAGTGCAAATGCAAAAAACATTTGATAAAATTATGGACATACCTTGTCCTAAATTAGATATAGGTAATTTAAATGGTATAACAGATTATATTGATTTTATTTTACAAAGTGAGGTTATTGGTGCATTAATGAAAGGTTCTGATGCAGTTGGAAGAAAATTTATTGTTTGGAAGGCTCAGGTAATAATTGATAAACTTGATGATACAGCACCTGTAACTTTTAACACATTTACTACATTTTTTAAACGATATTGTGATTCAACATCTTATGTTTATCATACTTGTGGTCATGATGGAAGAATTTTATTTGATACTGAAGGTGGTACAACTTTAGAACAAATGAATTTTTTATACGGGTTACTATCTACAGGATCAGCTGAACTAAATTATTCTCAAGCTGAAAAACTCAAGCTATCTTATCCTAATAAATATTCATATGGAAACTTAGAGGAGTTGAAAATACGAGAAAAATGGGTTTTTAAAATTAATGTTAGTATGTAAACTTGTTTTCTAGGTACTTGAGCCTTTAATTCAATTATGTTTGTTATTGGCTATAATTCATCAGATACTCATTATTCAGATAAATCTCATTGTGAAAGACCCGAAAGAGTTACTCACACAGTAAAAAAGTTAAAAAAAGTATATCCGAGCTCAAAATTTTTAACAGTAGAAATACAGATAGATCAAGATGTGTTGAATTAATTTCTAAAGCACATTCCAAGTCACATGTTGATTTTTTACTAAATCCTAGTTTTTATTATTGGATCTGTCGCAAATGTAAAAAACAGATGAGTTTATTTGAGAAATTAACATTTAATAATTTTATTAAAGAACAATCAACTTGTTCAAACTGTAATATTCAACTATCAGAATCAAATATTTATGCACATATTGATTCTGATACATATTTTACTTCAGATACTACAAAAATTATTTTTGAAGGTATTGCTGTTCTAGATCAAATGGTTAAACAATAGTATCTCAAGAAATTAAATATGGATTTGCTCTGATAAGACCACCTGGTCACCATTGTTGTAATAAAGCTTCCGGATTTTGTATTTGTAATAATGCAGTTGTTGTGACAAGAACTGCACAAGAAGCAGGTTTATCAAAGGTACTAATTTTAGATATAGATTTTCATCATGGAGATGGAACACAGAGTCTAATTACAGATAAGAATCTAACTGTTTGTCAAATATCTAATACTCATTTGATTTCAATTCATGGTTTTGGTCCTGGAACAGGATCCGAGTCTGAGTCAACAGAAAATGTTTTAAATATTCCTATTCATATTAATCAAGATACAAAATCTAGAGTCTTTGCAAATGATGATTTTTACAAAGAGATTATAGATACTCGTGTTAAACCTTATATTAAAAATTTTAATCCAGACTTAATTGTTGTATCATTGGGTGTTGATGCACATCGAGATGATACATTAGAAGGATTAAATATTACAAATAAAACTTTTGTGTATATTGCATCTACATTAAAGGAATTTACAAAACCTATTATATTTATTTTGGAAGGAGGATATAATGTAAATATAATTCATTCGGTTGTATCCAAAATGATTCAAGTATTTGAGTAAATTTATTTTATTTTATTTTTATTAGCTAGTTCATATACCCACAAAGTAATTCCGAACTGCGGGGCAGATTTTGCAACTCGCCATAACCCACCTTTCCAATAATCTCTAAAATAAGTAGGCAGTGGTAGATTAGATTGAACCCTTGTTTTTATTACATCAAATGGTGTTACCAAGTATGCAGCAGGCACACCTGCAACTAGTCCTGAAACAAATGTAGAATTACCAGAATCTTTTAAATAAGAGTATGTGGGAAAGTAAATTGCAGAAAAGGGTATATCACGTGCTAAACAAGGAAGCACACCTTTGTAAATATTTTTTATATTAATATCTTGGAATTGAATCTGTTTGGAAAGTTGGTATTGAATTTTAATATATTCAATAGGATTAGTTACCAAAACTTGACACATACCAGCAAGTCCACCTGATACAATTGGATTAATTGAATTTTCTAAAGCTAATTGATTCACATATATTTTAATTGCTTTTTCTGGTCCAACACCAATTAGTTGTATTAGAGAACCTTTATATAGATTTGTTAACTTGATATTTTTAATTGGTGTTCCATTCTGTATGTGTGTTTTAATATAATCAATTGGATAAACACATATTGCTCCAATCCATCCAGCAATTAATCCTTCGGCCATTAGATAAATATAAATATATAATATTATATATATATTTAAATGATTGGAGACATTATAGATTTTTTAAAAACAGCAAAAGGTTGTGTTGACATAATAATTAAAGAACTAGAAGAGTTAAAAGATTTAGAATCACATGGTATGAAAAAAATAGATTTGTTTATTGAAATAATAAAAGAATTGGGATCTAGTGTTGTTAATTTAGAAAAAGCATATATTGATTTTATTCCATTGGAACACAAATTGAAATATTTAATTATTAAAGAACTTAAATTTGATTTAGAAGATTTTTCAGATTCTCTTAAAGAATATAAACAGTGGTATTTGGCAGTAAAAAATATTAATCAAAGTATTGATATTTCTAGTTGTAAATGTAGTTGTAGTTTTAAAAGTAGTTTTAAAAAATTTTGGTTTTGTTGTGGTCAAAATACAGACATTTCAAATGTATATGAACCATCAAATATTATTGATAGTGTTTCACAACTTGTTAATATACCACCATCAACTATGAACAAACAGTTAGATGAATCATTTCATAAAATAATGGTCAAGCTAATGGTTGTTATAGAATTAGAAAAAGATATTTTTGGAACAGCAATTAATATAACCCATCCTGTACTGAGACGTGCTTGGATGAGTTTAGGACCAGCAGATAAATCAGAAAATGAGATTGAACAACATAAAATGGAAGAAGCATTACTCGCAATGTTAAAAGATGAAAATGGAGGAGTAGTTGTAAATGAAAACAAATGTAGAGAGTTAATTAGTGATTTTTTGGAAGGACTTGAAAAAAAAGCTGGAAATAAACCAAATGGAAGAATATCAATAGAAGAGTTAAATGAATGTACTTTTATAGTAACAAATTCTGAAGATAATACTTCTAAATCTGTATTAAAAATGTTAGGATTAGAAACACAACCTGGTTGTGATCTAGATGATGATGACCAGAATTTTTTAGAAAAGGAATCTAATGATAATTATTCAAATATATCCCCAGATCAAATATTGTTACTACTTGCAAAACATGTAAGTAATCATTTAAAGACCAATAAATCTGAAGAACTAGTTAATCCAGTAAAAGAACCAGTGAATCCAGTAAAAGAACCAGTTAATCCAATAAAAGAACCAGTTAATCCAGTAAAAGAACCAGTTAATCCAGTAGTACTTGTAAGCCCAGGTAAAAAACAGAATAATATAATTAATATTCCATGTTCATTTGTAAATCAAGTTTATGTAAATACATCTGATAACTCTGGTTTATTAGAATGTGAAGGTTATGGTTCTAATTGGCCATATAAAATTGCATTTGATTTTATAATCCCCGAATTAGACCAAAAAACATTTGAACATATTGAAATCAAGATGTCATGTACTGATCAAGGATGGGGTGGTACAGGACATTGTAATCTAAGATATCAAATTGGAATAAATAAAATATTACCTGCATTTTTTATTGATAGAGAAAAGAATTCATTATCTAGTTATACATATTTAATAAAACAAGATGAAATAATTCCAGGTTCTAAAGTTACATTTTGGCTTTGTAGTGCTCCATGGTCAGGTTGGTCTGCAACTTTAAAATCAGTAAGTATAGAAGCAAAAGTATTAAATTAATTAGAATTTATATCTAAAGTACTTTTTTCTAATTGGTAACACAATTATAAAAAATAAAAACATGTTTTTGGTCTGTAAACGTCTCAAAATAAAATATTATATTTTTGACCCAGATTTTTTCTGACCAGAAAAAATTTTCCAAGGGCCAAAAATCGTCTCTCTCTCCCGCTGAAAAAAAATCCTTATCACGAAAAAATAATTAGACCATAAAAAAATATAATCTTAGTTAAAAGTTTATAATTAAGATTATATTTTTTATGTTATTTTTGTCACGAAAAAATAATTCTTTGTCACGTTTACATTGGGCATGATTTTTTTGATCAAGATAAAGCAAATATTTTGAAAAATCTTTATCACGATTTTATTGGGCCAATAAAATCGTGATAAAGATTTTATTTATTATTTTATACAGTTTATATTATTATTGCTTAAATATTTAATTCTAATTGGTAACACAATTATAAAAAATAAAAACCTGTTTTTGGTCTGTAAACGTCTCAAAATAAAATATTTTATTTTTTAGCCAGATTTTTTCTGACCAGAAAAAATTTCCCGAGGGCCAAAAATCGTCTCTCTCTCCCGCTAAAAAAATATTTTTCATAAAAAAGGTTCATAGAGCATAATTTTTTATGAAAAAATCATTTAAGATTATAGATAAAGATTATAAATATTTTCATAGATTTAGATACATTTTCATAAAAAAGGTTCTTATCGTATATATATTCAATATTATTTTTCATAAAAAAGGTTCATTTATTATTTTAAGAACCTATTTTATGAAAAAATAATATTTAAATATATATTTTATAATTATAATTAAAATGAAATGTCCTATTTGTTTTTTGGACCATAATTTTAAAAAATTAGAAAAATGTGATATGTTTTTATCATCATTACTAACTAAATATTTAATTTTAAATATTTCTTTTGAAGATATAAACTCCTATATAAAAATAAAAAAATATCAATGTATAAATTGTTTTAAAATATTATCATCATGTACAAATTATAAAAAACATATTAATAGTAATATATGTAAAAAATTACAAAGTTTACACTGTACATTTTGTAACAAAGATTTTAAATGTAGACAAAATTTAGAATATCATTTATCTTATAATGTTTGTGGTTTTGTTACAGCAACAAATACAGCTAATCAAACAAATATAACAAGTACAGCTAATACAACAAATCAAACAAATACAGCTAATACTACTAATGTTAAAGGAAATTTAAATAATATAGGAACATTAAATAATAATATAGGAACATTAAATAATAATATAAATAATAATATTCAAATTAATGTTAACTCGACAGAAGATTTAAAAAAAGTTGTAGAACTTTTACCTTTTAGAGAAACTGGTTATAAAGTAACAACTGAAAAGTATTTAGAATATGCTTCTAATCCAGATCAGGCTATCAAGCAGTTCATCAAAGAACATCATTTTAATCCTGACAAACCAGAACGTATGAATATATTAAATACTAATCGGAGAGATAATAGAGTCCAACTATTTGATTATGATGAAGATTTTATTTGTAGATGGCAAACCAAGGACAAAAGCAAAATAATGGAACTGTTATATGATCGAGGAATGAATCATTTATTCTTTGCAAAAATGATGTTAGAATGTGCGGGTATTAAGTTAGATCCCAAGAAAGAAACTAAGTTAAAAGAAAAAATAAAAGAGTATGAAGATGATAAAGTAAAAAAACAATGTTTAGATATGATCGCAGATATGACATATGATTATAGAGAAATGATTGAAACAAATAAAAAATCAATAGAAAAACAACAAAAACTTTTAGATACATAATATTATGAAATTTCAAAATATTTTTTTGAAAAAATTTATTTTATAGTTTAGATAGAAATTCAGATCATAAAAATTATTATTACATTATTTGTCAGATTACAAGAATAATTTATCCTATTATCCCCTATAATTAAGAAAAAAATTGAAAAATAATATTTATATAGAAGTTATTTACTTGATATTGGTGAGGTTGTACAAATAAACAATCTCAATATATTTCATTAGATACAGCACCTCGCTTTTCTACAGAATTTTTTGCCCATACTGAATACTGTGTATTAAGTATAACGTATAACTGTATTAAAATTACAGATGGTACTCAAGTTTACTACATGAATTGCTTTCCTCCCGCAAATAGAACAACTATGGCCCCTAGCATATCTAGCTGCCAAGTTACTCGAGAGCAGTTAGTTCCAGATAGAATTACATTACCAACACTCAAATCTATTTGTTTTGGTACTGGATACAATTCCGCACGTAGACCTTGGGGACGTGACAACCTTCCTACAACTAGCAGAAGTTGGTTTTCCAATATATTTATTGGAGATAACATCGAGCTAATTGATGGTTGCGAAGGTATAATCCCATTTAAAACTCCATTTGATCCTGCAACTCCAGCTCCGATAGTACCTGGTTCTGAACCTTGGGCTTGGACTATGGTTTTTAGATTTAACGGAAAAGAGTACAAGTCTTACATGACTACTCGACCTATGCCTCAGGTAGCACTTGATGTGTTACTAGTGTTAAAGGTTGGAGGTAAGTTTTGGATAAAGCTACTCAGACGTGGATCTAATATTCATACTGTGGACTTTCCTCATGTTCTAATGTCTGGGGCTGGTGAACATTTGGAACCTGGAACATCGAGTCCCAAAGAGGATATTCAGCGTGCACTTGCTGAAGAATCTGGATTTGATCCTAATGATTATCAAGGTGTGATCACAGCTGAACTGGGAAAGTTCTCAGATCCTGGTCGAGATCCTAGATATTATATTCAATATGGATTTGATGAAGAAACTGGCGAACCTGTTCAGTTTGGAGAAGTTCGTGAAAGTTCTACCACACTCAAGCTAGTATTTGTCAAGTTCAATAGTGACAAGCTACCAGTAATCAAGCCACACTCTGATCTTACTGAAGTTCAGTACACATTTTGGTGTGAACTTGATGAAGCAATTGCAATGGACCCCAAAGATTTTCTTCTTGAGGAAAATCATAGCTATATGCAGATTGCCAAGGACTGGTTGGTAGCCAATGGTATGTAGAGTGCATTAGTGTGAACCAATACATTTATTTTATTGTAATTTTATTATTTTATTTTATTGTTATTTTATTATATATGGATTATAAATCAAAATATTTAAATTATAAAAAAAAATATTTATTTTTAAAAAATCTTAATAGAAAAAAAATTATATTTAACCCAGATGGAGAACAAATTGGAGGTAATATGACTAAAGAAAAAAAATTAGAAATAATTGAATTGTATAATCAGTTATCAAGTGGTAACCCAAGTATAGATTATGATGAATTATCTAGTAGAATACTTGAAATTATAAGAATAACAGTACATGAAGAAATAGATTTATTAGAATATCCTTCAGAAAAAAAACAATTAATGCACTCTGATATTGAATTAATTTATAGTACAGTACCAATAATACCAACAGAAGAAATAAATTATATTGGTAAAGTTAATATATTTGCATTACAATGTGTAATAGTATTTACAGAAAATTGTTATGATACAACAAAACCATTTGAAGTAAATTTAAACAATGTATATAGTGATTATAATGATTTAAAAAATGCGACCGATTGGAAAAATTATAATTCAATTAAACAAGAAATAATAAAAAATAGAAGATTTAAAAGTTTATATCTTGCAGAAAATGGTCATGAATACTCAGCAGAAAATTTAGGAGGAATAAAATTTTTAATAACACCAATTAAATATTTTACATTAGATGAAATTATAATATCGTATTTAGATAAAAAGATTTTTTGCGGAATTAGTTATAATTTTGTTTGGGCAGATGGAAGGAATTTAACACCAATTGAATTTCTAGAACATGATATTACTCATGGTAATAATTATAATGGTTTATGTTTTCAAAGAGCATCACATTCTATTGAGAATCTAAAATCTTTTTATGATCATGCTGTTACAACAATATCTGATAGAATAAGATTATATTCAGTTAAATTAATGATTTTTTTATTAATACATGAAACATTTTGTGATTTTTTTCCAAACGAGCCATTAGATGAAAAATCATTTGATAGAGTATATATGTTAAGAAAAGAACAAATATTAAGTTCAATAACTAGTACTGGTTTTTGTAATACAGAACGTTTTTTAAATCCGAATGATTTATTTGAAGCCTTACCAAGAAGAGTACGTACTGAATATACTGATACTAAAAATAAAAAAGTAGTTATTGATTACTTGGATGGTATTGTTAATATTTATAGAGAAGAATTATTAAAATGGATACTTATAATCTATAAATCCTAACCAAGTAAATATAATCCAATTCCAATCATTACAATACCTAACCAAGTTTTCCAAGTGTAAGTTTCATTATAAAAAAGTATACCAACTGTTATTACAATAGCACTGGTAATTCCTTTAACTATTAACCCATTAGTAAATGTGGGATTAGATTTTTTATCATGAGTTAGTCTTAACATAGTTCCTGTCACAGTAATGATACTCAATGCAACAATAGAAATTAGTTGGGTCCAAGTTAGTGTGTAGTACTTTGAACAAATATCTTTTACAGATTTTTTAGACCATAGTATATATCCAAGTAATATACATCCAATAATTATTGTATTTAGTAAAGCAAATTCAGAAGCTTCAAGTGATTCAATCACGTGCTTTCTGCAATATGGTTTAACAGAGTTCATAATACCAGCTCCGACTAAATTTATATCCATTTTTATAAATTTAGTTGAGAAATTTTTAAAAACTAATATCTAATTTTGTTGTGCATTTACTCCAATAGCATTTTCAATGGCATTAAATATAGAACTAAATAAATTATTATTAGATACACCCTTTGAAATATTACATTTATTTATATTATCAGACACATCTTTTAATTTTTGATAGCATTCATCTTCATTGCGCTGTTTAAAATAATCCATTATTTCTTCTAATAAGCCATTAGGACATTCCTTGCTAGGTTCTAAAACACCCATTTGATTGAGTTTCACATGCAATTTGGGTGAATAATCATATTTTAAAAGAATCTGCCAACGTTCTCCATATCTTCTATTCTTTTTTGAACCATGAAAATAATGTCTTATCACACCAGGAACATACCCCAAACGAAGAGTTTTTACACGTTCTTGAAATTCTAAAATAGATTGTTTATAATCATCAGTTGAATTTTCATTAATACCTTTCAAACCATGATTAATCAAACAAAGAGCCATAATATTATCACCTGAACCTAAAATAGCAATATCATATAATCCACCCATTTTTTCATAAGCTTTGCGAGTACATGCCCATGCAAATCCTGGATGCCAAAATTTTACAAGTTCTTTTGAATATTGTAATCCTTTTGTATATTGATGACCAAAACTAGTGAATATATTCATTGCTTGTTCATTGCTATCCATGTCAATACAGTTGGTAAATATTTGAACAATATCTTTTGTTCCATTGAGAACTTTTAAAGTATCCTTTGCCCACGATGGATTATCAAATTCTAAATCAGAATCAATCCATGCAAATGCCTTCCAATTTTTGGGTAATAAATGTTTCACACCCATATTAATCATATTTTCTTTGTGCCATATTGGAACATCTGTACGAATTTGCAAATGACGAGGATTTTTTGGATTTGTAATTATAAAACGCTGTTTTTTATATGCATATTCTACCACATATATAATCACATCAGTTTCTTCTAATTCCATACGATTTATAAATTCTTTTATCAAGATATATCTACGCGCATATAAACATGGGTTGGAAATACATAATATAACATGTAATTTATCTTCAATTGGGTCATTGTTTTGAATAGCTTCTTTTATATGATTGCGTTTGTATTGAATATCATCAATTTCAATATTGTTAATGATTGTCATTTATATATATAAATAGTTTATAAAAAAAAATTTGTATATTTATTTAATTAAACCTATAGATCAGATGAAATCATTGGCCGAATGGTGTTGATTAGTTAAATTTTCTAAATATATATCAATTATACATTCTTTATATTGTTCAACATCAATTTCTTTTTTATTAATGTTAAAATTCATTTGAAAATTATTATTTTCTGATGATTTATTAGGATCATATTCAAACATTTTTAAATATGCAGTAAAATACACATCAAAAATTTCACAATATTTATTTATTTTATTATCATTATATAATGAATATAATGATGATCTATTCATTATTTTTTTATAATTATTAAGGTTTGTTTTTGGTTTATAATAATATTCTAAATACTCATATTTAATCTCTAATAAATTTTTTATATGAATATCATTGCTTGTATATATATTTATTAAAATTACTGATAATTCTGGAGAATATTTTATTGTATCAACTGTTAGAATAGGAGCAGAGTAATTGAGATTAGGAATAAATATTGAACTAAAAAGTTGTTTGGTATTCGTCTGTAATTTTGTTAATCTTATTTTTCTAAATATATCACTTGAATAATATGTATTTGTCACAAAATTATTTGTAGTTTCTAACTCTTTGTACCCACCTATTTTTTGTATATTTAATATATGGGTATTCATTAATGATGTAAATAAATAACTGGAAATAAATCCTAAATTAATCAAGATTAGAAGTAGATACATCTTTTAGCTTTTAGCTTTCAATATTTAGTAATTTTATAAATAATAAAAAATACAATTTTTATTACTAATAATACATTTACTTAAAGCTATTATATAGTATATATAATAATAGTTTTATGAATATATTAGCTCCACCATCTGATGAACAGGTTAAAATAATAAATGCATTATGCACAGCTAATGTGTTAGTTGATGCAGTAGCTGGTTCCGGTAAAACAACGACGATTCTTCATTTAGCTAATACATATTTATACGAGTCATTTTTATTATTAACTTATAATAAAAAGTTACGTTTAGAAACCAAGTCACGTGTTGATTCATTAGGTCTAACAAATATTGACGTGCATAATTATCATTCATGGGCTGTTAAACACTATGATTATTCAGATCATACAGATACTGCACTTAAAAAACATATGATTAAACCATCTAAATCTCCTTATTCTTATTCTGTAATTATTATTGATGAAGCTCAAGATATGACACCTCTATACTACAAATTAGTATGCAAAGTGTTAAAAGAGAATCTATCAAGTCCAAAAATAGTTGTGCTAGGAGATAGATTTCAAAGTATATATGATTTTAATAAAGCAGATAATAGATTTATTATTTATGCTCCTGAACTATTTGCCCATGTTAATTCTCTACCTTGGACTAGACTTCAATTATCTCAAACATTTAGAGTTCCTGATAAGATATGCGAATTTTTAAATCAGTGTGTGTTAAAATCTAATCGATTAGTCCCATACAGAACAACTGAGTTCAAGCCAATATATTTGTACTGTGATGCATATGGATCCAGACCTTTTACAGAAATTAAATCATTTTTATCTCAAGGATATAGTTTTTCAGATATATTTGTTTTAGCACCATCAGTCCGTAGTGATAAATCTCCAATTAAAGCTCTTGCAAATGCATTATCTTACTCGGGAATACCTATTTATGTACCAGTATCAGATGATGAGAAATTGGATGAACAAGTAATGCAGGGTAAAATAGTATTTTCATCATTTCATCAAGTCAAAGGTTTGGAAAGGGCTGTAATAATAGTATATTCATTTGATAATGGTTATTTTACATATTTTAATAAATCAGAAAGTCCATACAAATGTTCAAATACTTTGTATGTGGCGACAACTCGTGCACTAGAACATCTTGTTCTAATCCATCATTACGAATCCAAGCCACTAGAATTTCTACCTTTGTCCAAATTAGATAAATTAGCTCAAGTAGAAACTTTAGGGCAAGCTAGATCAAAAAAATCTTTAGGACTCCATCTACTAAATCAATTTAGGCACTTGGACCCCCAAACCAGGTTAACAGATAAACCACCAGGTTCAGAGTTTACAATACTAGAATTACTAGTCAAGTTATGTGCGGATGATAAAAAGATTATAACTAGAGAAATATCAGTTACTGATTTGTGTAAGAATATACCTTTTGATATTGTAGAACAGGTTCTAAGTAATATAACAATACAAACTGTAACAAAACCAAGTAGAGGTCAAACAATTACTCTACCATTAAAAACCAAACAGTCTGGACTATATGAATCTGTTAGTGATATTACAGGGATTGCAATACCTGCTTATTTTGAGTTAATTAATACAGGATCAATGCAAATTTATCGAACTCTAAAATTAGCACATATTACATCTTCTACACAAACACATTCAGATCCATTTGATGAATATGATTTTTCAGATGATTCGGATGATCAAGTTCAACTATCAAAAACAAAAACGAGGTCTAAAATGGATTATATAGTAGATTTAGATTTAACTCAAATAGACACATGTAAATTACTTGAACTAGCAAATATTTATAGTTGTGTAACAAACAAGTTAGTTCATAAAATAAACCAAATAACAACATATGATTGGTTAGATGATGATAGCTTGGTTAGATGTGTGGGTAGATTAACAGAATTAATAAGTTCTGATTCAAAATTTGAAATACCAATAGCAGTAAAAGGCCCCAAAGAGCTGTATTCACGAATGGTAAAAGGATGGATAGATTGTATTGATCCCCAAGAAAAAAATATATGGGAATTTAAATGTGTGAGAGAGTTAGATTCCAAACATATATTACAAACAGCTATCTATATGTATTTGTATTTAACTAAATTAAATTTAGTACCAAGGTCTAAAACAGATTTTCATATCCAACTAGAACAAAAAAAATCTAAGATTATTAAGATGATTGCACAAATAAAAGAATCAGATGTTCTGAGTAGCTTGATAAAAATCTGGATACCAGATACAGATATTAAAATGACAAATAAATATATTTTATCCAATCTATATACTAATTTAGAGTCAATTAATTTACAAATAGATCGAGAGATTAATACAGGATATAATTTTTATTTATTCAATATATTAAATCGAGCCCAGATAAAAATATCTGCACATATGGAAGATTTAGTAAAAATGATGGATGGGCTAATGAGCTGGAAGTTTTACACATGTACGACTAAAGAATCAGATGAAGAATTTATTACCACATGTATTAGTGAAAGGCTTTGATGAGTTATTTAGTATGTGGATCCATATGAATACATGTGTTAGTAAAAAATTGAAATACTAATTAAATACATGTCTCTATCGGTAACTCTATTGCTGGAGTTAAATATAAAACTCGAGCAATATGTCATGAATGTCTCGCGTTTGATCATCAGAACAATTTTTTGCCCAGTGTGGGAGTACTTTCCACACCACCTTTTAGTCCAAATCCTGAATATTCAGGATATACAGGACTTTCCATACCACCTCTTAGTCCTGATCCAGTATATTCAGGATATACAGGACTTTCCGGACCATCTCCTAGTCCTGATCCAGGATATACAGGACTTGCCACATCACCTTCTAGTCGAGATCTTATGTATCCAGAACTTGCAACATCACCTCCTAGTCCATGTCCTGTATATCCAGGAAATGGACTAGGATCTGGCATACTGATTCCAAATCCTGCCTATTCTGGACTTTCGAATGAAGAACTTGTACTCCAAGTACGAAGTAAAGTATTGACAACCAAGTTATGTACAGATATACAGGAGTTCGATTTCCAAGTGTGGGAAATAGGTGATTTCCAAGTACAAGTCTCCATGCAAAAGGAGATTAATTTGCGTACAGGAGAGATCATCTTACGTCTGTGGTTACTTGGAACTGGAACTTTAACGATTGAACCTTACGGGATCTATCAAGTTCAACAACTCGACGGTAAAAATCAATGGGTTCGTATTGACGGACTTGAAGATTCTGAAAATATCGATGCGACTCTTGTACAAACTATTCCGTTTTGAGCATCAGTATTTACAAATAACTTGAGTTGTTACAACAACTTGAGTTATAAAAAATTGAAAAAAAAATTATATGTGTATATTTATTAATAGATTTTTGTTCGAGTTAAATACAAAACTCAACATATGCTAAAATATATCAACAGTTGATAATAGCAAGAATTTTTTGCAAGATGTCTTTAGACAACTTAAAGTACCATTGTCCAACTTGGACGATGATAATTTTACAGCCCAACCAGGCCCACCAAAACCTCAGGTTACACCTCATTCCAGATTAACAACCTGGAAATTTTTCGGTATACCAGTAAGTGTAACAATCACTATAGAACCTGGCATCTACATACAAGATCCTGATACTGGCAAATGGAACCGTTCATATGGAGGTGAACACGAGAGACTTTGTATCGGGTTACACGATCCTTTTGATACAGATACACGTCCTTTTTATGAACGTGACTATTATGTTCGTTGTTATGCGACATATAACAGACAGAAGGTCGATTCAAAATGGAAATGGGTTCGAATTGACGAGCATCAAGATCTATTAAGTATAGATAATACAGATCTTGTACAAGGTGTTCCGACTTTTATCTATCCTGAAAAGTAATCCTAATTCCTTCTAGGTCAAGGCGGTAGATATATCCATTTTTTTTATTTCAAATGAAAAATAGATGTATCTATCAATTAAAAAATCTTCTTGTTGTTATTTTAATTCCTGTACTATCTTTAAAAGGTTCTTTGCCTAAAGTAGTTGAATTATGTATACTAACCTCTTTTAGTTGATTTTTCGCAAAAGCATATGAACCAATAGTTTTAACAGATTTAGGTACAGTAATAGATGTTAGTTGGTTATTAGCAAAAGCACTTTCACCAATAGTAGTAACAGATTTAGGTATAGTAATAGATGTTAGTTTATTACCAGAAAAAGCACTAGCACCAATAGTAGTAACAGATTCAGGTATAGTAACATTTGTTAGTTGATTACTAGAAAAAGCACTAGCACCAATATTAGTAACAGATTCAGGTATAGTAACATTTTCTAGTTGATTATTAGAAAAAGCACCGGTACTAATAATAGTAATAGATTTAGGTATAGTAACATTTGTTAGTTTGTTATTATTAAAAGCATATGATTCAATAGTTTTAACAGATTTAGGTATAGTAATAGATATTAGTTGATTACCAGCAAAAGCATTATAATAAATAGCAATAACAGATTTAGGAATAATAACCTTTGTTAGTTGGTTATTACTAAAAGCACTAGGACCAATCCTAGTAACAGATTTAGGTATAGTAATAGATATTAGTTGGTTATTACTAAAAGTAGATGAATCAATAGTTTTAACAGATTTAGGTATAGTAATAGATGTTAGTTTGTTACTAGCAAAAGCACTAGCACCGATAGTTTCAACAGAATTAGGTATATTAATAGTTGTTAGTTGATTACTAGCAAAAGCACTAGAACCGATAGTTTCAACAGAATTAGGTATATTAATAGTTGTTAGTTGATTATTATAAAAAGAATTTTCACTAATATTCTTGATAGAATTAGGTAAACTAACAAATATTAGTTGATTACTAGCAAAAGCACTAGAACCGATAGTTTCAACAGAATTAGGTATATTAATAGATGTTAGTTGGTTATTAGCAAAAGCACTTTCACCAATAGTAGTAACAGATTCAGGTATAGTAACATTTGTTAGTTTATTATTATTAAAAGCATATGATTCAATAGTTTTAACAGTATCAGGTATACTAATGTTTGTTAGTCCTTTCTTAGAAAAAAAATTCTCACTAATAATTTTTAAATTCGCTCCTAATTGTATTAAATATTTTTGATCATTAACAACATTATCATTAAAATTTCTTATTGTTTGATGTAAAATACCAGTTAATAATAGTCTATTAATTTTAGTACCATTATATTCTTTGCCAATATATTTTTTGTATAAATGTAACAACATACATTTATTATAATATTCAATAAATTTTATTCTAGCATCTTCTCCAAGAACAAATTGACCTGTTAATTCAGGTTCAAAATTTAGATTAATAGTTGGATCTATATTAATATTTATTTGTGGTGTATTTGTCCAATCAATTTGTTTTAATTGTTCTATATCTTTATTAATAATATGTTTAAATAAATCATTAGTATATACTTCTTGGCCACCTAGTTGTTTTTTATATTCTAAATATTTTTCTTTGTATTTTAAATATTTATTTTTATAATCCATATATATATATTATTTAGATATTATCTATAAATTAATTCAAATTCCTAATCCACCAGTAATAGGACTTTAATAAATCCATACCAGGAGGTTTGAGCTTCTGCGTCCCCAGAAGCTTTTTTAATTAAAGTATCATTTAAATGAAGTATTTAATATATTCTTTTCCAATATATTAATAATTTTATAAATAATAAAAATACAAGTAATTTGTTATCTTCTTCTATATGGAGTTTGAGTCAGATAATCTAGAGCTTTTTGTTCCGGTGTTTTATTTCTTTCTATTTTTTCTTTCCATCTTTTTTCTGTTTCTTCTCTATTGTATTTTTCATCAACTTGAGCATCATTTAGTCCACATTCTTTAACATCATATTTTGTAGAATTTTGATTAGTTTTACACATATAAAGTTTTTTAACTAAATAATTCAATTTATCTAATTTGTCTGATGTTTCTTTTATTAATTTTTGATCTTTTTTTCCTTCTGCCTTTATTTTTTTATTCTTTGTTTCATTTATTTTATTATTAATATAATTATCAAATTTGTTTCGTTCCATTTCATTTGGTTTATTATATATACCATGAGGATAATTATTGTATTGATCGTAATCATCTTCATCTTCATCTATCTCATTTTCCTCTATTTTAAGTTTTTCTACAATCTGTTTAATTTCTTCTATTTCTCCTTTATCAAAACCAAATATATTTTTACTTGATTTTTTAAAATCTGCAAAACTAAATGAACTTTTTTTTTTAGTTTTTTTTTTAGTTTTATTTTTATATTCTAAATATTTTTCTTTGTATTTTAAATATTTATTTTTATAATCCATATATATATATATTATTTAGATATTATCTATAAATTAATTTATTTCATTGTAGGAAAACTGATTATTTCGCGTATTGAATTTTCATTAGTTACTAACATTACTAGACGATCAATTCCAATTCCCAATCCACCAGTAGGAGGTAGCCCATACTCGAGGGCTTTAACAAAATCCATATCAGGAGGTTGAGCTTCAGCATCCCCAGAAGCTTTATCTGTACTTTGAGCATCAAATGAAGCTTTTTGAATCAAAGGATCATTTAACTCGGTATAAGCATTAGCATATTCTTTCCCAAGTATAAATAGTTCAAATCTTTCAGTTTTCCACGGGCAATTCCTATGGGGTTTTGCTAAAGGTGACATTATTCTTGGATGATTACATACAAATGTTGGTTGGATACAATTAACTTCAATAAATTCCCCACACAAAAAATCTAACATTCTCGGAGCAGTTAGAGGAGGTGGACAAATCAATCCCTTTGATTTAATTAGATTTTCTAGAGTTGTTAACGATTCTTTATTGAAAAAGTCCAAAGAATTTAAATCATATTCTAGTGATGAACTTAATTCATCTAAAAAATCAATACGTTTAAATCCAGATGAAAAATCTAATAATGTATCTTTGTAAGATATACTGGTTTTACCACATATGTCTTTAACAACCCCTGAAATTAAATTTTCACATAACTCGAACATTGTATTATAATCAGCTGGTGATGAATAAATTTCAATTGAAGTGAATTCCGGATTATGTGTAGCATCAACACCTTCATTTCTAAACTGTTTTCCTAGTTCATAAATTTTGCAAAGTCCTCCAATAACAAGTTGTTTAAGATAAAGTTCAGGAGCAATTCTCATATACATATCTCGATTATATTCATTATGATGAGTAATAAATGGTTTTGCATTAGCACCCCCATAATTCATATTTAGAATAGGAGTTTCTACTTCTAAGAAATCTTGCGAGTTTAACTGATGTCTAATCCATCCAATTACTTTGGATCTGGCAATTAAATTAGATCTAGCCTTTGGATTCATAATTAGATCTAAATATCTTTGTCTAAATCTGCAATCAAAATCAGTTGGTGCATATTGTTCTTTAGGTAGATCATGAATACAAGGGGCTAGGATCTGAACTTGTACAGCAAAGACACTAAGTTCACCTACTTTAGTTTTACCTCCATACCCAACAATACCAATTACATCACCAAGAGTAATTTTTTTGCAAGTTTCAAGAGCTTCAGGAGATGATACTGAATTATGTACAACAATTTGTAAAGAGCTCTCAGCAAGATTTTCTCCAAGTACATTAACAGTAAAAAAGTATAGTTTGGATCCTGAAGATCTTTTAAGAATAACCCTGCACATCAATTTATGTTCTATAGTTTTTTCTATATGATGATCTGGATAGGGTTGAATTAGATCCATCAAATCCTGGTATTTAACATTAGATTCCCAAGAGTAAGGATAAGAGTTAGTATTTGATTCCATTCTGTTTATTTGGATTATAAATTTATAATTCAAATAATTTTAATAATCAATTTTTTATTATATATTATTTAAATTATTTTTCACATGATGATCTAGTTAAAAGTTAATTTTATAATTCAAATAATTAATTGCTTTATTTTTTTTTAGTTGCTGTTTTTGCAGGTGGTGATGCTGTTTTTGCAGGTGGTGATGCTGTTTTTGCAGGTGGTGATAATGTTTTATCAGACTTGGTAGGTGATGTTGTTTTATCAGACTTGGTAGATGATGATGATGTTTTTGCAGGTGATGATGTTTTATCAGACTTGGTAGATGATGATGTTTTTTTATTTAATTTACACTCACTGACCTCATAAAAAAGTGACATTTGTGATTTTTTGCACAAATAATGTTTTCCAAGTAAAAAATCTAAATTTTCTGGTGTTACACCTAATTTATGAATATCAGCGTCATAATTTTTTTTTAAATCGTTAACAAATGCTAAAAATTCACGAACAAGAATTGAATATTTGTTTGTAGATTTTTTTATCACGTCTTTAGGATAAGATTTATGGTTTTTTAATTTCCCTACAATTTCAGCAATTGTAGCAATGTCTTTTTTTTCTTCCGGAGTTGTTTCCTTACTATTAAACATTTTTTTTATTCTTTCAATTGCTCCACCTTCTATTTCATTTTTTAAATCAAAATATTTTGATTTATATTTTAAATATTTTGTCTTATAATCCATGTATATAATATAATTATATTTTTTTCTTTAACAAAATCATAGTTAGAATCAAACTTTTATATATACAACAAAATGATTTGTATATTCAAATTTATATAAATTAATTATATTTTTTCAAGTAGTTCAGTTAATACATTTTTAGAATTTGAAGCTTTTGAATTATGAAAATAAGTTTTAATATTTGGGTTTGATA